CACGTAAGGTAACATTAAGTTTGTTACGTACATTTCTTGAAAATGATAGATTAATACTAAAAGATCATGCAACGATTGATGAATTCTATCATTTTATCGATATAAAAGGAAAATATCAGGCAGATGATGGTTATCATGATGATCTTGTAATGGCATTAGCAATTAGTTTTGCACCTATTAAAGATATAAGAAACCTTGAAGATCAGAGAAAATTTATTGACTCATTATTTGAAGAGGACAATGAAGATGATAAAGAGGATACAACTTTTGAAGATGTTTTTGCATTTGGTTCATTTGATGAAATGGATGATAGTATTCACAGAAATGAATTCGCAGATTGGAATTCATTACGTGAGATTGATAATGTATATGTAGATAGTAATTTTGGTTAATGAATTGTGATTTTATTCACAATTTCATCACATTATTGTAATATATTTAACTAACCATATATCAGATTCATTATTTAAAGAACATTTTACTTTAAGTGTTTGTTCTGAACCTTTTAAATTTTCAATTGTGAATGTACTTTTATTTTTGATTATTTTTTTAGATGTTTTCTGACCACCAATTTTAATAGTCTCAGGATTTTTATCTTGTTGTTTAACATATGTTGAACTAAAATGATCAATATCATCAATAGGATCTTCAATTATTAGATAAAACTTATATGATGTTTCACCTTCATTTAATGAAAATTTACCTGATTGTTCATCAAGTGTACAATTCACACCATTTACTGCAAGGAATACTAATCCCATTTCTTTACGTGTAAAATCATATACAGGAAAACTATCTAAATAATCATCAACGCACATAATTGCTAATTGATAATCTTCTTTAGAAACTTTACCAAGATTAATATCTTTTAAACCATCATTATGAGAGACCTCAATTGGAAGATGTTCAGAATACATATATCCTTTTATAATTCCTGATTGTTCATTAACAAAAATCATCAAAGATTTATTTTCATTGTATTCATCAACAAGTATTGTTCTTTGAGATTCAAATATGTGTTGAAATGAATTTCTCTCTTCTTGTGTTTCATATAATTTAATCATTATTTTTCCTCTTTTAAAAATTTTTCAAGTAACACATCACAATAATTACATTCATGACATTTATTTTTACAGTTAATAGTATGTTCAAAAAAATTATATTCATCAAGCACATGTGCATTAACAGTTTTGTAGATGTAATGAGGATTTGTATCCAATGCAACTGAAAGTGATATATTTTTATTATCAAACATATACGCTTTTAATCTAGACCTCACATCTTCGATTGTTTTTCCTCTACATGCAATTTTAAAGTAATTTATACCCATATCACGATATTTATTGATATAACCAGGAATGATAAATGGTGATTTCAATGTTAATGATTTATTACTTTCAAAATCTGAACTACATGTAAGAACAGCAAAATTATTGTTTTTTGTTAAATCATGATTTGATAATGCATCATCACAAAATTGCTTATAAGGACAATTTGCAATACATCCCTCATTAACTAACAATGTTGTTGTATAACCATTAGTTTTACAATATTGTATAATTTTTTCTAATTCATCTTTATTTCTATTCAATGATCTATCAAGCATAATGTGTTTAAATTTAAAAAACGAAACATATTGAATAACATCATCTAACGTTTTCAATTTATTATTAACAGAATTTTTAATAATAATTTTTTCATTCAATTCTTGAAATTGAATTGATTTCATAATAGCAGTATTGTTTATAGTTAACATCTCAACACCAAGTGTATCAATAATTTTAACAATATCATTTAAACCAGATTCAGTATAAGCATTTTCATTATATGTTGCACCATTAAGAACAAGATGAAGTTTTACACCTTTTGATTGAATTTTTTTCAATTCATAGAACATCTTTTCATTAAACCCGGTAACTCGTGCTGATGCTGTGTAGGCATTTGGTATTGAAAAATAAACATCGCTAATTTTATCATACGTATCAATTTCTTCAAATATCTCACTCAATCCCTCTGTATAACCAATGCTAAACATTAATATCCTTTATATCATAGTTGCAGATACAGTAACACCAAATGATAATGATGACTGAGTTGCATGATATCCAGAAACAGTTTGTGCACTAACTACAATTACTGCCGAATGTCCTGTTACATAACCTGAAACTGATGGTGCAGCTGAAGCAACAGGAACACCGCCACCATAACCTGTTGTACCCGTAGTTGCACCAAGAACAGAAACACTTATTGAAAAATTCCATGCATCAGGATTAACAATACTTAATAAAGATGATAGTTCATATATATATGTCCCTGCAGACTTAAATCCTCCACTGTTAAATGTGAGTGATTTACTTGATGCTATTTTTCTAACTGCCTCTGCATCTGCATAAGCTGCATCTGCACGTGTGTGTGCAGCATTAATTAAACTAATTAAATAAGTATAATCTTCTTTAGTTGAATAATCACTTAAATCTTGAAGCTCTTGACGCTCTAAAATTACTTTTGTTCCCATATTATCTCCTTACGCTTTTGCTCTCATAATATATGATAATACATAATATGGAGGCAAGATATTAAATGGTTGTCCACCACCTGCAGTATTTACAACTTTAGTGTTTCCTGATACACCTGGGGTTACTGGTTTCAATGTTAATTCATTATATCCAGTAGGTGCTGTATGATCAGAAGGTCCTTCCTCACCCATCAATAACTCATGGGTATGTGGTGCAAGATTATCAATTGTTAAAGATTTATCTGCGCTACCACCAACTTGATCAATAGTATATGTTGTTCCACCTGATGTTCCTGCGCCAAGAATAAATCTTCCACGTAAGTCAGGTGTATTATGTGTACCATCACAAAGATACCAATAAGGTGCAAGATTAGCAACATCAATTGCAGAACCAGAATATGAGATAATTCCACCTGGTGGTACTGAATAATTATTACTTGCAGCAAGTTGTGAATCTGAATAATTTTTTGCTTCATCACGTTTAGCATCGACATATGTCTTATTTGTTAAATCTTGTCCATCTACAGGTGTTACTGGTTGTTTAATTGCACCGCTTAATATATCGCCAGTTTGTTTAACGTAGATTGGGTCAAGTATTGTTTGTAATGCATTATCTGATAAAAATAATACAGTAATTCTCTCACCATTTCTACGTGGTTCAAGCCATATAATATTAGTATTATCTTGGCTATCAATGTTAAAGTCAGTTCCCTCGTACATAAGTGCTGAACCTGAATAAACCATAATTTGACCTACCATCATAGGAACGCCAACATTTAATGAATTAATGGTTTGTTGAGTGATTATTTTATCAATTTTCTTGATTACATTATTCTGTCCTTCAGCAAATTTATTAGATATTTCTGCATCAATATAACCTTTTGTGGCTGCATGTGTATTTAGAACAGGAGTTGCTACATTAAATAATGCTGATGAATTACCATTAATATTTGCAAAATTTAATAAAGAATTATTAATATCTTTAATTTCATTATCAACATAAGATTTAGTTGTTGCATGTGTAATTGCTGTAGGTTCTGCAACATTGAATTTTATTAAATTGTTTCCATTAATAGATGCTTTTGCATCAAGTTGGGCAAGTACATATCTTTTTGTTGTTGCAGCATCTAGGTTATCAGAATCAGAAATAATAAAATATTCATATATAGAACCATTTATATTTGCTTTTAATCTATCAAGCCCATCAATTGCAGTGAATACATTTCCTGGTTTGAAAGTATTTAGAATCTGATTTCTGTTTTGTGGTTGAGTCCATACAGTTGTATCTACAGTACCAGGATTAGTATCTTGTAGAATATATCGTGTGTAAGCAATTTGATCAGCATCAATATCAATAGGAATCTCTTCCCAATATAATGGATTATAATCAGGTTGCATATTTGTATGTGGTTGTAATGATACCCAATATCTGCCAATTAATGATACAAGATCACCTTGTGCATATGAAGTATTCGCTAACCACGCTGGTGGTCTTTCTCCAAATATAATATTTGTACGAGAATTCATAGTAAGTTGTTCTTGTTTTAATACAATGAACCCCTCATTGATTTTCTGTTCAGAAATCCAATCACCATTATGTACTAAATCATTTAAAAATTCTGCTTCAGTTGTTAAATATCTTGTCATATTATTCTCACTTATTTACTAGCTGCGATTGCTTCACGAGCCGCTTGTCTTTGAATTAGTAATTGTTTATATTCATCTGCAGTAATAGATGTTGCAATTCCTAAATCAATCTGATCTTTATATTTAATAACTTTATAATCTGTTGAATTCAAAAAAATAATGTTCTCATCAAGTGCTTTAGGTTGTTCAATTTTTGTAAATGATTGAATTTGCACATCACGTGATATTAATTTATCATTAATAATTTGAAATTTTGTTGGGTCTGTATCATCAGGCACCTTAATATCTTTCATACCTTCGATTATAACCTCAACTTCTGAAAGGGATACAATATCCCCTTTATCATTATAGTATGCGTACATAATTTCTCCTTATTTCCAAAACATTATTTTAACATAGCCTGAATACCATTGTGAATCACCATTTGAATAAACACCACCTGAACCAGTTTTGATTACATATGATGAATTGTTGTAACTTTCAACAATTGTATGACAGTTTGCACCATAACCATACCAACCATACCACCAATACCACCAATAATTATTGTAACCGGTCTGAATATGAGGAATTGTATATACTGTTTTTGTTTCTGATACAGAATTATCATATGAGAATATAATTTGCGATATTCTCGGTCTTGAACCCATATTATGAGGGATTGTAATTCTATAATCTCCACCTGTTACATATATCCATGCAGATTCATAATCGGCAACAAGATCGATATTCGCACCTGATATAGTACCTGAACCATCTATAACAGAAACACCATTAATTTTTAGTCCTGAGCTGTCAAGTTGAGATGTACCTGCAACAATTACTGGTGCAGTTAAACGTTGTGCTCTTACTTGGTCACCAGCATATACTTTTGGTTGACTTGAAGTCATAACCATTTCATCTTGAGGTCCTTGACCAGCTGCCCATTTACCAAAAGCTAAGTAATCAGCATCTATGTATAATCCTATTCCTGATGTTGTTGTTCCTGAGAAACTTCTTACTGTTAGAGCATTTACAGTTGAATCAATCTTAATTCCTAAACCTTTTACTTTAAAAAATCCATTTGATGTAACAACAGTATCTGCTGCTATAACTTCTAGTGTATTAGTTGTACTAAGAATTAATTTATGTGTATTTAGATCTATATCACCTTTTATTTTACCACCTTGATTTGGGTAATAATCGTGAAATGATTGACTGTGATTATATGCAATCTGCCCATAATCCCCTCTGTATGCGTTTTTTGCAGTAACACCTAGTTCTAGATTCTGAATCCACGTTTTATTACCTTGAAGATCAGAAGTTAGCACTAACCCAAGATTATAAGGTAATGATAATCTATCTTCCTTTCCAGTGTTAAGTTGAATCAAAGGAGTGTTAAAATTTTCTGGTGAGCGATCACCTTGTTTTAATAGTTGAATATTTACTGGCATGTTTAATCCTATTTTCTTATTACAATATTTATCAAATAAGAAGTGAGATATTTTTGAAGGGAAGTTTAAAAAATGAAGAGAATTATGGTGATTGTAGTTTAAAATACTAAGAAAAAATTTCTTTTTATTGAAACTTTTCCTAGTTCTTTTAATTAGGTATATTATATCATATTTTACCTTAAAACAAGATTAAAAAATGATTTTCCAAACAATTATTAATTTTACAGTATCTTCTTTAACACGTGCGGGAAAACACTTCATACTGAAAAGATCTACATCACCACCTGATACAGAAACCAATCCTGCTTCAGTATATGCAACTGGACCAGCTGGGTTATTTGCACTAGTAACTGGTACAGTTATTGTATAAGTTGTTTCTTTTCCTGATACTGCAATTGAAACAGCAACATCATTTAATGTTTCTGAAGTATTTACTACATTGGTTACATCTGCAATAGTTGCTGCACCACCCAAAGGACTTGGTGTAAAATCAACAAACCAGTATGGTGTTCCTGCAGGTGCAACTTCTGAGAAAAGTGAAAGACGTGTAGAATCAAAAATACCTTCAGTATATGAACCACCTACAGTTTTAGGTGTTAAAAGGTCTGTTCCTACGTGCCCACGTGTACCCAAGATGAAACGATTGATTACTTTACCATTTGCAAGTCCTGCAATCAATTCAGCCATATTTTTACGAGCTGCATCCATGATAAGGTTTTTATCTGAATAACTTGAGATTAATTCGTCATTAGCATTGTATTGATTAATTGAAAAATCTCCAATGAATTTGATAGTATCTGATAGCATATATTTTCCTTACTTTATTTTAATTGTTGTATTTATTAAGAATTATATCTAACTCTTGTTGGAATGTTTCAAGTGTTTTGATTAAATCATCACGTTCAAGTCTTAATTGTATTCTAGTATAGGTTCCCCATACACCAACAACATCTGCAATTTCAGTTTCTTTCTCTGCAATAAGACTATTTAATTCAGTAATGTTATTTCTGTAATCATTGATTAAGTCTGAATCAAGTGTTAAAACGTCACCAAGGAATCCAATATAATCAACTAATGAATATACACCATTATTTAATGTATATGTATATATTCCTGCACCATCATCTGTATCCATTGAATCTTCATAACCTAATGGTTTTTGTCCAATACCTACAGAACCTACACTCATACCATCTGCGTTTGACATATTAATAAGAATAGTTGTTCGTTCAATTAAATCAGATGTTATAACTGTATCAGAAATATCTTTTTCGTCTATATGTTCAATAAGTTCATCGACAATATATGGCTCTATTAGATCTTCACCTTGAATAACAAAATAAAATTCTTCACGTGAACTTAATACTTTGTTTAATCTTCCATTTATATTGGTTATATCTTCCTCATTAGAAACAATAAGGTTTTTTAATTCACGTATTTTTGCTAAAAGTATATTACCAGTAAGCATAGGAACATCACGACAATCTTTCTCTGCTCTCGGGTCACTAAAACCTTTCCATGCACCAATACGTGTTCTTCCTTTACGAGTTGCATATGTATCATACATATCTTGATTATATGCAAGTTCAAGTTTAAGATCACTAAGAATTTTTATGAAATGATTTACATAATAATCTGTATTATTCCAAAATAATTCATCATCTTCTTGAATTTTAGGAACATTACCTTCTTTTACATCTTTTAGTTGATATGTAAATTGATTTCCTTGAAGACCAAATATTTTTGAATTATTTAACCATATTGTTTCTTCAAGTATTATACTATTTTCTTCAGGTTCAGGAAATTCCTCAGGATAAAATGTTGTTTTATGATCTGTTAAATCAGGTTCATTATAATCTTTGATATCTTCATAATAACTATTATCGTCAATATGGTCAATTTTTTCTGTATAATCAGATACAGGAACATGAATTATATTAAGTTTACCATTAATTACTTGATAAACGATATCATATTGATCATCTATGTAAGATGTATGTTCAGCCATCTGTGAATCTTTAGTTAAAACAGTTATACGCTTTTTGAAATTATATTCCAATTCATAGAATTTTTTCGACCAGCTATGAGGAATTGATTGTTTATCATAATAAACAAAATCGCCATTTGTTGTACGATATAATCTTTCACCCGTCATGAATCTTATATCAAGTTCCTCAATACCATATTCATTTAAATCTGATTTGAATGTCTTGATTAATTGATTTGTTACGTTACCACTTGCATCAAGTTCATCTTTCCATGAATATGTTTTACCATTACGTTGTTTAATAACAACTGAAAAACCATAATTTTCAATTTTAAGATTAAATGCATCTTCCATTAATAAACGAAGAACACGAGTATATATTACATTGAATCCAACAGGATGCACTATTGGTCTTATAGCACGATTAAAAACAACATTATGTAATGAGGATTCTACCTCGTATGAACATGGAACAAGTTCTTCAGTATCATGGTCAATATGATCTGTAACAGTTATTCCACCAATAGGTGATATACCAGGATCTAAATTTTCGTTCTCAAGAAGATTTGATAGAAAATCAAAAGGTACTTTAGTTCCTTTTGTTTCTGCAAAAGGTTTAGAACATGAAATAATTTCTTCATCTATATTGATATTTAATTTACTCATATCATATAGTTCATTTTTTTCAAGACCAAGTAATTTTGCATATTTTGTAAGAGCAGCATCAATTTGTCTATCATTTTTTATTGTATCAAAAAAATGATTTATGTTAGTTGCAAATAAATTAACAAACGCCATTTTCAATTCAATATTTTGTCTTTTGTTTATCGGTTGAAAACTGAATGATGATTTATCTTCAGATTCATCTTCCTGAATACTTGTTACTAGATTTGAAATATTTGAGATTTTAGAGTATGATGTTTCATCTATAAATTCAAGGAATATTCTGAACAACTCAGTAACAACTGGGTTATTCTCCTTTAGATGTTCTGGTATTAATGCGTTTAAAATAATTTCAAAATCTCTTTTCATATCTCTCTACTTAAATAAATTGTACACTGTTTAGTCTTGGAATACTATTTCTGAAAAATCTTACATTATCTGTTTTATTAGATAAGCGAATTTTTTGTGGTTGATTAAAATAATTTTTCATTAATGATGATTGCGAAAACACATCAGTGCCTGTTGTATTATTATTTATCCAAATATCAACTCTGATATAGTTGTCACTGTCAAGAATTCCATTTCTAATAATATATTGACCTACGTCTTTACCTGCATATACAATAGGAAGTACATCAAGTTCAGATATTTCTGAAATTGTGTTTACATCATATACTTCGTTAACATCAATTGTATGCTTAACACGAGTATAATCTACAATTAGAGAATGATCCAATGATGCTGTTTGATTTTTAATAAAATCAACTGTATCAATATTAGGCATATTTTCAGCAATTAATAATTTTTCAGGTGTCGATTCATCATACATTGCTTCGAATGGCAATTCAAGATAAAATTGAAACATATAGTTATTTCCAACACTAATCATATTACCTGTGCTAAGATTAATTGAATATTCAACATCGATATCTACACCTGATATATTACCAAATTGATTATCAACCATTCTTATAATATTTGAATTAAAATATTCAACTCCAAACTCACCCATATCAGATTTAAAATATGAATTTATAACATTGAATAATGATATTTGTGTTGATTTACTATCATTAATATAGCGCATAACTTTAATCATGATGTCACAATCAATAAAGACTGGATTTACATGAATAAGTTTCATAGTCATAATTTTATAACGTTCAAGATATTTTAAAATATCATTAACATTTGTATTACTTAGATAAAAATTTGCATCATAAAATGAACTTGCATTTGGTTCTAATGCAATTCCTGTTGTATTATCATAGATGTCGTTATTGATTAATCTGAATACATTATCATTAACATCATGTGTAAATTTATCTGAGTTATTTGACACTACTGATGATAAGAATGATAGGTAAACATTACCTAATTCTTTTTCAATTTTATCCTCACCACCCCAAACTGCACATCTTTGAATCTCAGTGCGTCTTTCACAAATTGCTTTATAATCCATTGCAGTAACCGCACGATTAGCTGTGTTGTAAAAAATTGGTGCATTTATTTTAATATCTTGATCTGATTCCTCATCAGTTCCTACTGAAACCATTTTAGGAGCAGAACCTGGTTCTATTATTACATTTGCTTGAAGATCTTGATCTTCAATAGCAATTGCAGTGATATTATTGCCTAATGAACCACTTGTTTTTAACACATTAATAGCAACACGTGAACCAGGATACAAACTTTTACCTGTATTTCCATATCTGAAATAAACACGAACAAAACCTGTATCAAAATCCATTAATGGAAGGAATGAATCTTTGTTATTATCAACTTCATCATCAATAACAAAATATGTTCTTTTATGGAATGGACGATTAATCATAGGATCAACTGCTTGTATATCAAGCATAGGATTACTTTTGTAATTATTGATAATACTATTAGTTGAATTTTGCCATGAACTTAAAAATTCCCATTCTCCTAACATAATACTAGATGAATCATCAGATTTTGCAAGATAGATATTGGTGTCTGTAGTAATATCTTTTATCAAACCATTTGAAAATTCAGTTTGAACCCATAACGAACCTTTAGGAACCATTGTAGGAGTATCAAGTTGAAAGTAGACATTTATATCTTCAGAAGAAGTTACAAATACCTCAATACCATCTTCTTCAATAGAATTTTCATATACAAGTATTGAAGATTCTGTTTTTAATTCACCATTATAATCAACAAATGTACCAATAACATAATTGAAGTCATCACGATCTGTTTGCATTAAAAGAGTTCCCTCTTTTACACGGATAGTTATACGTGAATTATCATTGTAATTTAAAACATCTTCACGTGAGATGATTCTTTCAAAATCATCTCCCATATAATAACAATACATTCCATTATTTGTTGTAAATCGTGTGTACTTATGTATTGATATTGTCATTGTATCAGAAAGCCAATTAGCGATAGGAATAGCAGGAACTAATGTTATTTCAAATTCTGCTGATTTTGCACGAAGAGCTTCATAACCAATATTTCTTGCAGATTTCAAAATGTTTGTACGTTCTACAGCATCATTTAGAATCATCTCATTAACACCAAAGTTAGTATTAGCATTAACAATTTGAGCTGCGCTTGCAAGAAGATTAATCAATATTGATATATTAGAACCTTCATAATCTACATCAGTAAAGACATTAGATGCTTTAACCTTCTCTTTGAGAGCAAGACTTATTTCCTCAAAATTGAATGGGACAACTTCTATCATCGTAACCTCTTAATTTAAATTTAAACGAACAGTTTCAACTGAATCGATTAGCGAATTTTTTATGCTATAAAGAATATTAACATTTATCTCGTTATTATCATTTTTTTCCATTATTACATCAAGAACATTGATTCTAGGCTCTTTGTTTTTAATTACAGTCATGATTTCCATCTTGAACATAGCCTCATCAAGGTCATCAAATCCAGAAAAAATAATATTAGATGCGTTTGAACCTAATGATATATTACCCATAAGAGAATATTTTCGTATAAGAATTATATTTTTTATTGAATTTCTGATAGCGTCTTTATCGGAGATCAAATAACCAAGAAAGTCGGGAGACATATCTACAAATTTCATTGATACTCCTTTTTTAATTATTTATTCAATTTAGAAAAACTGCACCATCGATTGTCTTTAACATAATATTTTTTCTTGATACTATAGCTAGATCACTATTTGATGCAATTATAACTTTTTTATTAAATTTTATTACAGTATAACCATTTATTTCTTCAATACCATCAAATATAGATAATAATTGGTCAAGTTTCTCTTCACGTGACATAGGTACAGTTGACATTTTAATATCAGGTAGATTTTTACATATATCTGAATATTCAGGTTTCATTTATTTCCTTTAATTAGCGAATACATTGCTAGAACCACCAGCGATTGTAGAACCACAATCTATAGGGTCACCAATTCGTGCTTGAGGTTTACCATTTGTAAAAACTTTACCTGAACCAGCACAATGTGCACCACTATGACATGAAGGACCGCAACAATGAACTGTTACAGTATCACCTATCCTTGACATTGGGATACCATTTGCGAATACATTTCCTGAACCGGAATTTAGTATGTGTCCGCCGAAACAACCATGTTGTACTGGGTCATTTACTCGAGCTACTGGAGGCATAATAATCCTTTTAGATTATTTATGCACCAGTAATTGTTATTGTAAGTGTAGCAAGATTTGAACGTGCTAAAACTGAATCAAGTATATAATATGTATATGTAATAACACTTTGTACACCTTTTGCTAATGTGTATTTCGATGGGTCAACCGTTATTTTATTTGAAGAAAGAACTCTTGTTATTCCTGCCTCATCACCTGTTACATTGAAATTCAATGTATCAATAGTTAATATATCACCATCAAAATCTGTAGCATTTTTATCTAACATAATATCAAATGTAGAATCAGATGTTAATTTGCTTACATTTATATCTGCTGATACGACAGGTGGGTGATTAACACCTTTTAATGTTAATTTTGTAGTTGCCATATTAGAACGAGTCGATAAAGAATCGAGTACATAATATGTATAAACAACATTTAATGTTTCATCACGTTTTAATATATTATAATATTGTTGTGGTGTAACTGTTACCTTATTTGATGAAAGAACCCTTACAATACCAATTTCATTTCCTGTTGCATTAAAATTTAATGTGTCAACAGAAAGTGTATCGCCATCAAAATCTGTAGCATTTTGTAATAAATTGACATCTGTTGTCGCATCTGATGTCAATATTAATTTATTAATATCTCCTGATACAACAGGTGCATGATTGATACCTTTAAATTTAATTGATGCAGATGTTGGTACTTTTGCTGATTTATTATCTGTTACTGAATATGTTAATAATACATTATTGATTTCATCACGTTTTAAAATATTTACAAAATATGTAGGATCAAATTCTAAGATCCGTGTGTATTTGTGATAATTCACAAAATTTGAATCATCCCCTGAAACTTTTCCTAAATCATCAACACTTATAATATCGAAATCTACATCAGTAGTATTTAATAATAGATCAATTGTTGTTGATGCCTGATTAGTTAGATATGTTATATCTATAGGTCCTGAAACTTGAGGAGGATCATTTGCCGGTGTTATAGCAATTGAAAATATTGATGTAGATATCGCACCTTTAGAATCTTTTGCTTTATAAGTAAAACTAAATGTTGTATTAGTATTTTTATTTAAAGTAGGTGTAAAAATATAATCACCTGTATCACTTACTAATGTAAAAACACCTAATGAATTAGATAATGTTACATTTACATTTGTTCCATTTATTGCATTTGTTTCAACACCCGCAACTGTTACTGAAACTAATGTGATTGTATCATTTTCCATATCAAATGCTGAGGACAATAAATTACCAGTAACCATTGTATCTTCTAATGTTGTAATATTATCAGGAACCAATGATGGTGGATTATTCGGTAATAACGCTGCCCATTTAAATGAAGTTAATCCTGAATCATATGTATAAACCTTTTGTACAATACCTGTTGCTAGATTACTTGAATCCAACCAAATATCCCCAATATTAATCCAAGATTTATATGCACTCCAATGCAATGAAGGTAATATACCATCGCCTGATGTATATGTATTTGTTTTATTGTCAATTGATGCAAACACAGTAGGATCAATTGTTATAGTTATTGGAATTGGTGCACCTGCTGTATCGTTTTCAATAGAAACTATTGAACCGATATTTATCCATTTATAGTTATAATAATTAGGAACAGAACCTAACACCCTTAAGTACATGCTTACACTTGTACCACTATCATCGGTGTTATCATAAAATACATCACCATGAAATAAATTCAATGTAATATTATTTGGAATATCATTTAGAATTTCAGTATGAGGTTTTGAAAATGCTACATAAACTTTAGCATCACCTGTTCTAATTGTTCCTTTTCCAGGAAAATCATACGTTCTATGTACACCATAATAGATTTGATTTGATAATGTATTCTTTGATTGAAAATCATTATACATCAATATTAGATCCCTAGTTTTTGAGGAAATATCTGTTATAAAATTATCTAATACATTATTTTCATTATAAAATTGCTGAATCTGATTAAGATATGAATTTACATTTGTAATATCTGTACTTATAAATGCATTTGAATTAGTTATATCATTAAATGCACCTGATGATGTATCAAAACTTTTTATAGGAAATGTCAAAGTAACTGGACCTGTGATACCATCATTCAATGTTGCATAATTTACATTATTTGTAATTGCTTGATTTCCTAAATCAATTAACCATTTTAATTGACCAATTTTATTTGGATTATTATCAATAATATTATATTTGTCTGTAATATTTCCAGATTTTAAATCATATGAATTCATTAAAGTTGTATATGTTGCAAGCAATGATGGATCTGTACCAATATCAGCTGCATTTGTAATTGCATCTGCAAGATCTTTTTTAGCATTTAATAATTTTAATAAGAAAGAATTATAATCATTTGTAACGGTAACTAATTTTTGTTCTAGATTAGGGATTGATAATAATGTTATATAACTACTATCAGAAATTTTACTTTGAATTGATAATGTATAATGATATGGTGGAATTGCACCAACTTGACCTTGAACCATCATTAAACCAATGGCGCTAGGCATAATTTCACTGGTTCGAATATATGTAATCCCTGAGGTTGTATTTAGAACATTATCATTTGCCTCAATACTTGTATCAAATAAATCTGTATTTGATATTACCTGTAATGTTCTAGGAATTTTAACTGGTACCTTTGCCATTGTTGATGCAACTGTCCATACACCACCTGCACCTTCACAAGATGTTTTATCAGAATACCCATCAATACTACATGAACCTATAGACATTAATTCTGCAGTAGCAATATCACCGGCATCCATTATCAAACCATTTGCAATACGTGATTGCATGTCAACTAATGGTTGACCGTATCTCACACCTTTATCATACATTAAGGCAATATCGGCATCATACATATGGCTATTAATATTAACAAGACTACTTTGCAAAATCATTGCATTTGTAATCTCAATACCATCAACAGTATCACCTGCTAAAGTAGGATCACGTGTTAATTGAACCTCAGAATAACTTAACAGAGATGGTACACCTGATGATTTATTTCCGTATAATTTACCAAGAATTCTTACTGATGCATCATAATGATTTTGTATAGAAATTGGAAATGTTGTTACACCAGGTGACGGTTTATCTGTCTGACTTAATAATAATTCAAGTAAACCAAAATCACATTCAATAGAAAAATCAAACCCTAAACCTCTTAGAAAATCCATAAGTCTATATAATGCAAGTAGAAAATCTTTGAGCATATTAATCATACCCATAATTCCATTTATCAATGAACATGCTGAATTAATCATCCCTACTGCATCAGTTAAAGCTGCCTCAGGATTGGTTCCAAATTGTTCCATTAATGAATCATTTATAAAATCACCCATTGCTATATTACCAGCAAATTCAAATGAACCTAAATGAATAGAACAAGATGTAGCGTTCAAAAGATGTGAGAGTTGTTTATATGCTTTTAATGCATCTGTAAGGAATTTTGTATCAGCCATACAACTAGCTTGGGCTTTGTTCTTAAGATCAATAAGACCGTTCAATGATGGTCCAGTCATTGTTCCTGAATTTATATGACTTGAGATGCTTAATACGAATTTTGCTGTTGCCATTTTATACCTTTATCCTAGATAAACCATAGAGTCAATAAAGACTGATGATGCATGAATTTTTACTTTTGGGTTACCATTAATGTCTATACCACCTTTGATATTCTCAGTATGTTTACCCGTAACATTGATTGTAACATTACCTGTTACTGTTTCTTTGAAATTTCCAGTAATAGAATTTGTTTCATTACCTGTGACATATTTTGTCTGATTTCCATGAACTTGAGTAACTTCATTTGCATCCATAATTTCAATAACATTACCAGTAATATGGACTGTATTTGTGCCTTTTACCTTTGTTATCATATTTACATCTACATAAAGTTCATAGTTATTTTTTGACTTAAAAGTATATGTACCTGAATTCTCAATTTCCCAATATGTTCCAGTTGTATGTAATTGACGAATACGCATATTTCCAGGTGTATCATCTGTTTCATATATATGACCACCTGCTGTTTCTTGAACATTTACTGATGGGTATTTTGATTTATCATTTGTTGATGGTTTTTGTTTAAATTTAACATTAATTTTATCAGAACCAGAACCTACTGTTGTATTAGTTTCTGATAATGAATCATTAATTGTTTTATTTGGTGTTTTATCAAGTTCTTGAACACGTGAAAATCTATGGGTAGTTGGTGAATTATAATCATCTGCTTTAGGATATGTTCCTGAAGGATCACAGAATCCTTTTGTTGTATCAGGTTTACCAGCACCAATAGTTGTTATAGTACCAATAATAATAGGTCTATCTTCACGTCCTTGATCAAGAAAAATCCAAACCCATTGGCCTGGTAATGGAATTGATTGTGAACCACGTGTTGTAGGGAACATAAGTTCAGCCCATGGTAATGCATCAGTAGGCATTAATTTTTTATCTGATGTGTGAATACCTACTATACGTATTTTACATCTATTTAACATCTCTGGATCGTTATTATCTTCAACAACCGCACGATAAAATGTATGATTAGGGTTAACGTTTTCCTTTAATCTTTGAAAATCATCCATTGTATCCCTTTTTTATGTATTTATTTAGGTTTTACAACTGGATGATTTTTTTTCATTATTCTTGGACGTGATAACGTAACTACTTGATAAAATGCAGGAGGATGTATTGCATCAATAATTTCTGTTACCATCCATACTCCAGAAGTCTCTTGATCAATCTCATCAATTTTTCCACCAGTTGAATAAATCTGAGTTTCAATTAACTCACCTACATTAAGTGTAAAATCACCATAAATTAAAATCAAAATTTGATTTCTTTGAAGAGCCTTTGAAAGGTATGAATGAATTATTCTACCTTCAGGTGATATATCATTTAATCTTGTTGGATTATTTCCAATTAATCCATGAAAATCGATAGGTTTTACAATCTTTTTCTTATATTCAAAATCAAGTTCATATGTTGGTAAATCAATATCAACAGTTTGCGGTATTGCATACCATTGTGAAAACCATTCTTTTTTCAATGCAGGATCTAATAAATCAATATTACCAGGTGGTATTTTTTTTATCTCATCAATCTTGTACACATAATCTTTATTACCAGCAACTTGATGATATATATCAGGTCTAGGTTCTTTATCATTAAATATATCTTTCAGAAAACAATAATTTCGTGAAGTACGATCTGTATATGCAAGCATTCCTTCTTGATAACATTTTTCTTTAATATTTCTGAATAAACTTTTCTTACCACTAGTCACATAACTATATGTCTTGCAATATTTGTCTGTTTGTTGAGTAGTTATCTTTGGATTCCATTCATGAACCCCATTTATCTTATCATAAAGTTTAATATTAAGATTATGTACACATAAATCATTAATAATCTCATCTGTTTTTTTTTGACTATAACCTTTACTATAAAATGTTTTAATCAGGTTAAATGAATACGGATCCATCATTGCAATAGATATATTTTTTCTAGTTTTATTAACGGTTTCTACACTAATATCAGTGATTACAAATACATATTTAAATTTATTTTTACTTGTATCAGCAAGATTCATCTCAAAAGATATACCTTTCTCAAGTGGAATAGTTTCATTAAAAGACAGGTTATCAGCAAATGTCATTGTAGCACCTACAATTCCTGCCATAGATATCATATTCCAATGAATTTCTATTCTATCCACCCACGAAAGTTCAATAGTATATTTCTCACCTTTCTTACTCATGAAGAATAATTCTGAATCTTTAGTATATAATTCTGATAATGGACTTGCTTTCATTCTATGCCTTTATTAATGTAATCTAACATTCGTGCAATATATTCAATTTTAGGGAATTTTAGATATCTATATTTTTCATTTTCTTTTAATGCATCATTCATCAATTTAGTATAAACCTGTTGTACCATAATGCTTGCATTTTTTGATAAAATTTTATCTAAATCTTTTTGACGAATTGGATTCCATTTTCCTTTAATATCAATTCCTTCTTCCTCAATATCCATTATATCTTGTTGAAATTTGAATATTTTATCACGTGTTGAATTAATATCTGTTCTTAACAGTTTTCTTTTATATCCACCATAATCACTTGAATCATCTTTTATAGTTTCATATTCAGTTTCCATATTTGATAATTCTTTAGCAAGATTATCAATATTCATGTTTATTGAAGCAACTTTTTGAATTAAATCTGCGTTAGTATCATCTGTTGCAGATTGATCAGGTACAAAAATATACCATACGTTATCTTTAATTGTAATATCTGGAATATCTAAATCATTTCCTTTTAATAGATATCTTGATAACCAATTATTCAAACGTGTATCAACTATTTCATCAATTATATATGCTGATTTAGGTAATACAAGAGGATTTGTAATATTGTTATATAACATCAATAAATCCCAGTAATCTGTTTTCTTATATATTCCTTCAGAACATAATTCAAATGTTAGATCATCTTCAACAAAAACATTATTGTACATATCAGTTCCAAAAAATTCATCAGGTATCAGTTTAAGATCACGTGTGAAATTTGTAAATTGATATTGTTTCTTTTGATGCTCAACAACTGTATTATTATATTTAATTCGTGTTTTCATTTTTTTACCAACTATTTGAATATTTAGGTAATCTTTCTTTGAATGCCAATGTCATAGACACTTTCTTAGGTGAATCGTCCTCATAAAAAGCCGCATAACCATCTTCAAATAATGATGTAGTGAATGACACTAAAACCATCTGAGTTGGCATGTATATAGTATTTAAATGTTTATTTCTGAAATCTATTGTAAACCAACCAGGTTCAGTAATAAATGCATGTATATCGGAAACAATCGTATTATTAAGTTCCGTTGAAACTGTACCTGGTACATCTCCTAATGATGTTGCACCAGTTCCATTTATTCTAAAAAATCTAATAATATCACGAATAGCCTTGGAATCTTCCTCAGATTCTGGTATCATTACAAAATTAAATGTGAATTCACGTAATTGTTCACCTGTATATTCAAGTCTAGTATTTGGATCTAATCCAATACCTGTAGTTCGACGTGCAAGTTTATTTGGTGTTCCATCTGTTTGCATTGCTGCCCCTGCACCTGAAATTGCTTTACCAATTAACCCTGTTGTTTTCCCTCCTAAGCCACCTATAAAATTACCTGCGGTACCAACAACTTCACCAATCATATCAGTTACAGAATATGTTGACCATTCATGACCTTGAGCATCTTGGATTGAGTTGGGCATAGGTAATAATACAGCACCTTGAAAATTTTCTGCAGTATCTTCTTTCACATATTTTCTATCACCTTTCCTTCCTACTTCTTTCTCATTAAATGCTCCAATAATTATACCTAATTGTTTTGCATCATTTTCATTTGCTGTTGTAGGGAATCTAAATCCTTGTAATTTTTGAACTGTTCTAGGATCTGAATTGTTTGCCCCTTGTTTTACATCTTTAATAGCAACACCCATATATTAATCCTTAAAATGTCATTAAAGCAACTGTATAAGGATTTGGTCCTGCAACTTGACTCATACCAAATTCCGGTGATCCTTTATTGCTGTCTTTACCAGTTGTATTGTTACTATTATTTATCACAACTGGTGCCTGAGATTTAGATGCTGTTGTATCCATTTTATCATTTTGTGATGATACTTTTATATCTGGTGTAGGTGCGGTTGAAATATTACCAGCTGTACATACATTAGCAACTGAACTATTATTTGTTGAAGATGTATCTGTAGATGCATCTGTTGGTGTATTATCAACAACAACTGGTGTTACACCAGGTGTACCTGTTGGTTTAACAATATCACCACCTGCAAGACCTGATGGTTTAACAACAACTGGCGTAGGTGCAGCTGGTGACCCATGCGAACCACTTGATGCACTTGCTGTTGATGTTGATGCCTGAGGTTTTTTCTTTGCAACTAATGCTTGAAAAGACTTATCAGGAGGAGCATCACTTTCTGTTTTACGTTTGGAGACATCATTTCCACCTGATTGAGGTGGTTTTACATTTTTAATAGGTGTTGCAGGTTTAGAGATTTGTTGAACTTTAGCTGCTTCACCTGCAGGATTATTTTTAACGTTTGTTCTAATAATACCTTTTGGTTCTAAATGCCATGGTTCGCCAGGCATTGGTCTTGTAAAACCATATGCATCAAGCATTCCTGATTGTTGAAGATAATTACCTGCTGTAGAATTAACGTCAACTGCCATTCCATAATTATGTAATGATGAACCAGGAGGTGCAACTTTACCAGATGGTTGTCCTCCATTTGCAGCTAAATCTGCTTGATAAAGTTTTGCTTGTTTGCCTGATGCTCGATAACCTGAATTTATTTGTAGCGGTTGACCAGTTCTTTTTGCATAATCAGCAGCCATAGCATTTAAATTACCAAGAACTGCAGGCTGAACACCACTAATATCTACACTATTATCTGCAGGTTTTAATGCATTACCAACGAAACTTTTTACTGCATCATATCCGGCACCAAGTGCGGTAGTTGTTCTATCAACACCTGCACTAAACCCTGAAGCCATTGGTTTGAAAAATGAACTTATACTTGAACCAATACTACTAAACATACTTGAACCTTGACCACCACCAGAACCTCTTTTTGGTACAGGTGTAGATGATCTTGTTCCCATCGTCATTTTAGGTCTATTAGATCCTACAGTTGCAGGTTTTGATGCTTGTGCAGGAGTTTGAGCATTTTTATTTGGATTTGCCCTCTCATCCTGGAGAGAATTTAATACAGTTTGTTTTTCAGTAGCTGCACGATTGTATGTTCCTTGTTGAACTGCAGGACTTGAGTTTTTGAATAATGTAGAATTATTATCCATTTTATATTGATATATTGCATTAATAATATCTTCATCTTTTGCAGTTTTAGGATCTATATTCTGAGATTTAAGAGCATTTAAAACTATATCTGTATTTCCGCCAAATTGAACACTTGCTGAATATACTGCAGATTGTAATGCTTTTGAACGTTTAGAAAGATCGAATCCTGAATCTGAAAGTTTTTTCTGTTGTGGTACATAATATTTTGCTGTTGTATATTGTGCCTGATCTGCATCAAATCCTTTAGGATCTTTATCAGCTATATCTTTCCATTTTGAATTAAATTCTGCAGAACCAGGTGCTAATCCATTAAATTCTTTACCATATTTTGAATTCTGTAGATAACCTTGTAATGAACCATTTTTTGATGAGAATTGATGTGTACCATATGATGCACCACCATTATCACCACGGCCGGATGATATTGTACCAGGACCTTTATCACCAGATTCAAAATATCCTGAAAGTTTATCAATACCTTGACCACCAAGTTTTTTAGCTGCATCCCAAGCATCTTTTCCTACGTTTACAGCACTATGAGCAAATGATTGAATTCCACTTGATATAGAACCAAAGAATCCTTTTCCATCGTCATCTTTTTTAGTTGTAACATCAACTGGTGTTGTTTTTTTTGTAAGATCATTTAATTTTTTATTATCTTTACCTGCATCAAAATTAATAGATTTTTTTCCAACTAATTTATTTACTTGTGACTCAATACGATTAAGTGATGTTTGCATTCCTAGGAGTGCAGCACCTTCAGGTGTTTTCTCAAGTGTTTTTTTAGGATCATCTGCTAATGCATCACTAGCAACATTACCTACTGCCTCACCACCTTTTTGACCAAGGTATGCACCTGCTATACCACCTAGAACACCACCAATAGCTGTTCCTACAATAGGAACAACACTACCAAGTGCTGCGCCAGCCATTGCGCCAGTTGCTGCGCCAGCCATTGCACCACCACCTGTTGCAACAACTTGAGCTGTTTTCTGACTACCATTTAAAGTTTTATCATCTTTTACTTGTGAATATTTGTCGTATCCTGCAACTAATCCTGTTAATGGTACAGCAACTCTACCTGCAAGTTTACCCGCAGTGCCTAATCCTTTTGACATCATTCCAGCATCTTCAGCAACTGGTGCTGCTGCTTTAGATACAATTGATTCTGTTGATGCGGATTCAGCTATTGTACTTGGATTAACTTTAGGAGCTTTTTTAAATAATGATTTTGCACCTTTAAGAGCAGAACCAGCTTCAAGCATATCTGATAACCCAAAATCATCATCATCAGAATTATCTTTAATAGTTTGATCTGCTTTTCCAACACTTGAAACTGCTTTGATTAATGAGCCTGCTGATTTTCCACCAGTACCATCTTTACCAAAATCAAGACGTGGGTCATGACCTTTTATTTTTCCATTTAATAGTTTTTTAAGTTTTATATCAATTTTCTTAAGGAGAATATTATTTTCTTTTATTTCCTTAATAATTGTTTTGTCATTTTTAATTGGTTCTTTTAATGCCTCAGCAACAATGTTATTTGAAGGTTTTTTGTCTTTCTTACCAGTAATTTTAGACCATATAGAAACATGTTCTTTATCTTCTTTTTCATCAACACGTGAGGAATTTTTACCTTCATGTTTATCAAGAATTTTTTGTATTACTTCTTTGAGTTCATTCTTTTCCGTTAATATTATATCTGTCATTGAATGAACTCCTTTATTATTATTTTTTTAATCTTAAAATTGTTTGTATAAATGCTTTGGTTATGTTTGGATGATTCATATCAATTATAATATAACTAATTACTTTTCCTGCTAACCAACCCCATATAGTGGCTGTTATCACAGGATATTTTACTGCTTTTGGGTCTGCGAAAGCAACAATTAATTTTAATAAATTTTTTTCATCATCACCTGAAGGTGTAATCTTTATCTCTTTCTTTTTTCCATTGATTTCATATTTCATATTATATCCTTATGATTTATTAATGATATCACGTGTATCAATAAATCCAAGAACCGCAGTCAATGCTTCTTTAGGAATTCCAACCATACCAAGTCTAAGAACAAGTTTAGTAAGTCCTTTATTCTTTAATCTTTTGTCAACGGCTGCAGCATTTGCAACATTAGGAAATAATACATATTCTTTTTTTACAAGTGACAAAACAATTTTTAGATAATCATCATCACCTTTCAATACAAGGGTATCATCTTCAACGTTTGATCCATTTAAATAAATTTTTGCTGTAAATGCTGAACTCATATATTATTCCTTTTTTAGTTATTTATTAATTTTCCATATTTTTTTTACGAGTCTCAAACAATAACCCATGATAAATCTCTCGCTCGAATGGATACATATCATCAATCTCAAATGTATTATAATTACCGTAAAATTTCATTATATTATAATAATTATAGAGATTATTTAGCGAGGTACTCATGATTACCATGGAAATAAATTTGGGAGATCTCCTAATCCAATATCTTGTTCTACATTACAGAACATACATTTTACTTTTCCACCGTAAGTTACTTGTTCCATCTGTTCTTGTAATTCAGCGAAGAAATAATCAAATGTTTCTGCGTCAATATTATCAAAATATTCTCCTAGTTCCTCAAGATTAAAATCTTTGTAGACTTGATTATCAATAGTTAATGATGCAATATGTAATAAAAATCTTTGATAATTAAGTTTTGTACCTTCAAAACCATTTAATAATTTTATATTGATTGTATCTTTGAAATTAACAGTGATGCCATCTTTTGTTATTGCTTCAAGTTTAAATGGTTTATATTTAACAATTTCATTAATATTTAATTTAGTTTCATTGTATTTTTTACATGAACCACACAAAAATTGTACGTCAACTGATTCACCAAATGAACGTTTTCTTATCTCAAGCATAACGAGTTGTTTTTCACCTTCAGTAAGAGATATATTAGGATCTTTCAAACATGGTTTAACAAGAATTTCAAAAATATCTTGATCTGACATCTCATCTTTTGATGCTTGCATGATTAGATATTCTTTTTCATCCTTTGTTTTCCAAGCTCTGAACTCAATTGTTTTTCCATTGATTTCATAATCGTAGTAACGTGTTTCTGTTTTCGGTAACATTATATTCCTTTATTTGTATTATTTTATTTATGACATAGACATATTGCCAGATTTAAATCCAATTGAGAAATCCATTGTATTATTTACAGAACTGTAGTCAAATGTCAGATCTGATAAGTTAGTCATCATACATTTTGTAAATGTTATTGATTTAGATTTATTATCATTCTTATATGTGCCTGTGTATTTAACATGTATAGTAAAATATTGTTCTGCAGGATATTTTGACATATTATCATGCATATGTTTTAGGCATGTCTGATATAATGACATAGAGTTAATATTTTTAAACGTAATTTGAATTTGAAATATTGTTGGGCGACCACGTGCAAATATGTAATTATTATTAACAAATGCATCAAGAGTTTCATCATTAAATTGAGGAATATTGATTGCTTTTAATGATCGAATCATTTCATCACGTGTAAATAATAAATCTCCATTAGATTTATGTATTTCAACCTCGAATTTTGTAGGACTATCAACCCCATGTTTTAATAATTGAAAATCGTCACTCATTTTTCTCTCCTGATAAATAAAATAAATAATTATGATATTTATCATTTAAGGAGATAGTATGAGTTTAGAAACACTTAAAAGTACCCTAGGGTTAGGTGCTAGAGCAAATAAATTTTTAGTACAATTGAACTATGGCGATACAGATATGGACGTTCTTGCAAAAGGAACTACATTACCTGATGTTACATTAGGAACCGTTGAAGTTTGGTTCAAAGGTCGTAAGATGACTATTGCTGGTGAGGCACAATATTCTGGTACTTGGGATGTTATATTTTACAATACTGACGATTTAAAATTTCGTCAAATTTTTATTGATGAGATTGCAAAAATCGATAGTTATGATTCAGAAGTCAAATCAGTTACAAGTAACCTTGATTACATGAAAGATCTTCACGTATCACAATTAGATTCACTTAATCAACCAACTCAATCTTTTACATTGCATAATGCATATCCAACGGTTGTGAGTTCTATTGATCTTAGTTCTGAAACAGCAGATACAATTACTGAATTTACTGTAACATTTGCTTATAGTCATTGGACAGCAGATTAAGAAGGTAACCTATGCAATTTTTCCATCATTATTCTATTCGTAGATATACAGCTGCAATACTTGATACATTTAATGATATGCATATTGTTAGATTTAAAGATGATGGAACTGTAGATAGGGATGTAACAATTCCTATCACTTTTGCTACCAAGCAAAAAGCATTCGAAATGACATCTGATGATTTCACAAAATTTCGTGAACAAAAATATAATGTATTACCAAGATTATCTCTAAGTTTTGATGGATTAACAAAGTCACCTGAGAGGGAGACTAATAAATTAAATAAAACAATGAAATTTAATGATGATAGACAGACTATGACGTACACATATAATTCTGTGTCATATAGTTTTGATTTTACCATTTACATTCTTACAGATTCATTTACCGAATTAACAATGCTTATTGAGCAGATAGTTCCTATGTTTAATCCAACATATTCTATTATGATTAAAGATATGGATTTCCTTAATGATTATAGATCAGTTCCTCTTCGTTTAAATGATATAACAACAGATCTTGATATGGATTTAGGAATGGATGATGATATTCGTCTATGTAATGCAACATTAACATTTTCAATTGATGCAAACCTTTACCCACCTATTAAAGATGGTAAAATTGTTAATCATGTTATCACAAATCTTTATGATGATATATCAAAAATTATACCTAAAGGCGAATTATGAGTTTAGAAGAAAATATTAAACGTGGTGAGCAACTTGCTAAGAAATTAGATAAGATTACTGCAACATTTGATATTACTGAAAGTTCTGTTTATAATATGAATGATTATATTTCTGAAATATTACCTGCAGAACAAAAATTTGTATCTAATCCTATTGAGTTAGATACTGATGTTGTTGAGAGTGTAATTAAACTGAGTTTGCTTAAAGAAGATTTTCACACTATACGTGAAACACTTTTAAGTACAGTAAAAAGTGGACGCTTGATTTTGCAATCTTTATCTGATGAATTAATCATATCAGATTCTGAGCGTAAATCAAGTATGATTACATCATTTGCTGAATTAACAAATGCAGTAAATCAATCATTAAAACTTCTTAGTTCTATCTATAAAGACATCATACACGTACAAAAAGAAATAATGCAATTTGGTAAAGATGAAGGTCCTGGTGTTGTTAACAATAGTCAGACCAATAACATTATTGCTAGTACTGCAGATATTCTAAAAATGCTTCGTGATAATAAGAATTAATCGAATAATATAAAGGCAATAAATGTCGATACAATACCAATTCCTATACTACTTCCGATAATACCATTAGCAGCAAAACCAAATGCTGCTCCTGAGATAAATAAACATCCTAGAAGTAATATATCTTTTGAATTTTTTTCCATTAATTTTCCTTAATTTGATACAATAATTATATTATGAAAAACAATCTTAGTTGATTGTTTCTTTACAAGAAAAACTTAATCTTGCAGAGAATGATATAAACACAATATCACCAACACCATATTCTAATCCTTTAGTTATTTTAAACATAACACCTGCATCAGTAATATCTAATACAATACCCATCTTTTTATTTGTATCACCAGGATATATAATAACTTCTTTCCCTATAAAATCCGATACTTTTGATAATTCTTTCATAAAAATCCTTCTTTCATTCGTTTGTTACATATATTATATCATAATAACCTTAATCTATTATGAAGAACTACAACTAGTTCTTCGAATAGATTATGCTAATGTTAACGCTACAGAACGAACAACACCATCAGAACCTTTGAGTTTGATAGTTACTGTTGTATTATTTGTATGTTCAAATATCATTTGTCCATTTACTGCAGGGGTTATTGATGCTGAAGGCGTTTGAATAACATCTGATGAGAATGTTTTTGCACCTGAGATAGTTTGTGCTGTACCAACACTAACCACACCAGATGAAGGAAGATAATTTAAAACTCTCCAATAACCACTTGCACCATTTTCACAAACAAGAACCATAATATCACCTGCAGTTGTTGTGATATTTGATGCGCCAGGAATAATTAATGAAGTTGCGTTATATGTTACAGTAGTTACAGCATCAAATATAATTGTTCTCATAACACCAGTTGTAGAAATACCGAATGATGTGATAGTTGTAGTACCTGTAATGTGCATAACTTCACCAATACCAACAGTACCAATAGTTGTAGTTGCTGCTGATGCTACTGCAGTTCCTAAACGTGTTTCAATATTGATATTTGCAGAACCATCAAAACCTACACTATTAATTGTACGTGATGTTGTTAATTTTGTTGCAGAAAGAACATTTTTAGTTATATCAGATGTATTATTAACATTTCCTAGACCAACTTTTGTTTGTGATATTGTTAACCATGTAGGATCTGTGTATGACCCAGTTGTGTAAACACCATTTGTTACAGTTCCAGCGTTACCTGTAATATCTGATACAATTGCTGTACTGAATGTTTTTATTCCCGTAATTGTTTGATTACCTGTTGTATAAACACCATTTGTTACAGTTGCAGAATTACCTGTAATATCTGATACGATTGCTGCACTGAATGTTTTTGTACCAGCTATTGTCTGATTTCCAACTAAATAAACACCGTTTGTTACAGTTGCAGAATTACCTGTAATTGAACCTGTGATAGGTAATGTAAATGTCTTATTTCCTGCAATTGATTGATCACCAGTTGTATAAACACCGTTTGTTACAGTTGCAGAATTACCATTGATAGAACCTACGATTGTTGAACTGAATGTTTTGATACCTGCAATTGTCTGATCGCTAATTGTATAAACACCGTTTGTTACTGAACCACAATTTCCTGATACAGATCCATTAATTACTGATGTAAATGTTTTAACACCATCAATTGATTGATTACCAACAATATAAACACCATTTGTCACAGTTCCTGAATTACCTGAAACAGAACCTACAATTGTTGAGGTAAATGTTTTGATACCTGCAATTGTCTGATCACCAACAGTATAAACACCATTTGTTACAGCTCCTGCGTTACCTGAAACAGAACCTACAATTGTAGAGGTAAATGTTTTAACACCATCAATTGATTGATTACCAGTATTATAAACACCATTTGTTACAGTTCCTGCGTTACCTGATATAGAACCTACGATTGTAGAGGTAAATGTTTTGATATCACTAATAGTTTGATTTGTTGTTAATTTGACTGCTGTAGTGTCCACGTAAACGAAGTTATTATCTACTTCATCATGTGTTAAAACTGAACCTTTATTTCTTCTTAAAATTAATGCCATGTGTTATTTCCTTATTGTATTTTCATTATATCTTCAAGCGAAGCAAGAAGAATTACTTGTTGGTAAACTATCAATTCAGATGCATTATCTTTCAATTTTTGAAGTAATACTAATTCTGCTTTTGAATCATCTTTTCCATATATTTCAATATATTCATCTGATGCGTTAACAGATGTATCAAAATCTTTTATATCAATATCAAGAACTGATACAATATCATCAATAGTGCCCGATGTTGTATAAAGTAACTCATAATAATTGAGATCACTTTTATCAAGAACAAATTTTGTTTCACGATAATTTGTAATAATATCAATAACGATATTAAATAAATCATCTAATGAACTAAATTTGTCCATCCTCGATTTCCTTTTTCTTTAATTTTTTGATACGTCTAATAATCTTTGTATATTTATTTTTAACACCTAATGGCATGTCTACTCCAGCGATGTCACCTGCAGTTGTTTCTTCATTCATAATGTATCCTTTTTATGTATTTATTGCTTATACTCAAAGTATTTTTTATACACCTCAAGTAAATTAATAAGATCATTATATGTTTTTAATTTAGAAATTGTACGAATTTTATTAAATTTACTTTGATTAGCAAATGATATTAATCTTTCAGGATTTAACACAATATAAGATTCTGTATCAAATATTATTTTAGATTCTTCAATTGTTCTCAATGAATTTATAGTTTCATCATCTTTTATTTGATAAACCTTAAAGAGATTAATAGGTAAAAATATCATACCATTATTACGATTAACATTAATTGATTCTAATATATTTTTGCATATAAGACCAGGACCAGCAATGGAATCCATGTTATATTCGATGAAGAAGAGTTCACGATTTCTCAATCGCTTGGAGTATTTTATTGAAGGGTTTACTAATGTCTCGATAATATTATCGGAGAGTTTCATATAATTTTCATTGTTATCTAATGTTTTTAAATATTCAGAAAATATAAATTTGCTCATGGTAATCCTACATTTTTTATTTTATTTATGTAGGATTAATATTTACCTGTAGATGAAAACATTATTACTAGCACGTGTTAATGCAACATATACTAATCGAAATAATGTATCTTTATCGGATGAATTTTGGATAGTTTCTTTTAAATTAAGGAATACATTTTCATATGTACTTCCTTGTAATTTGTGAATAGTATGACAGAAGTTATATTTGATATCAACAAACATATTTTTAACTTCCCAATATTTTTCCCACATTTCCTTGGCTTCTTTATATTGTTTATTAGATTTTAACGATTTTGCTTTTAATGCAATTCTATCAAGCAGTGAGTTATAACGAGCAATAGAATCTATATCAACAACACGAATATCAATATCTTCTAAATCATCATCCTTAGGAGTAAATGTCCAGTAGTTAATTTTAAGAGCAGGATGATGATCTAAATAAGGTGAATATACTGTTACAGTATCACCATTCTGAATGAATTTTCCATTGTTCTCATATGCCTCTTGAAGGACAACTTGCTCTCCTTCAATTAACATAGGTAATGCAGTACTACCATTTACCATTTTCCTGATAAAGTCATTATATGTATTAACTGAATTATTAGTAAATGCAGATAGTGTTTTATCACCATCATTTGATAAATATTCCTTCAAAAGATCTTTGACATCATCAACAACAATTATGCCATTAGTTGAATCCTTAAACTCATTGAAGGTAAGGACATTCATATCATAATTCTCTGCTTCAATACATTTTCTAATCTCAGTTGCTTTTTTGAGTATAGGACTATCTTGTGCCTGTCTAACAACTTCAGTTAATTCGTATTGGTTGATGTCACTAAAGATTGGGTTAGTTTTACCATCAACTGGAAGTAGTTGAATTTTATCACCAACGAACAATATAACATCTAAACCTACAGCAATTGCTTTTGCTTTCACATGATTAAATAATAATTCAGATACCATTGAACTTTCATCAATGATTAGATGTTTTGTATGATCTGTTTTGGCGTTATTGCCAAAATCTTCAGTGAATACAATTTTATCTTCTATACGTTCCATCTTTAATTTCAAATATGAATGAATTGTACTTGATGAGAAATTTTTATGTTTCTTTAATGTTTTTCCAATAAAATTGTTTGCAACACGAAGGGATTTATGTGTTGGTGTTGCAATTCTAAGATGTTTATGAGGATAATGTTTTAATAGGTATTCAATTATTTCTGCAGTCATAACTGTTTTACCTGTACCCGCAGGACCTGATAATGAACCAATAAATCTTTGTCCTAATTTTAAGGACTCCTCAATTCCATCGATTATATCATTAAATATTTTTTGTTGGTGCTCTGTTAATGTCATCTATTTTTTCCTTCACAAATTTCCATCCAAATATATTAAATGATGGTTTATATATAACAGCGACAAAGATATTATCATCTTCATCAACTTGAACCTCAAAGCCCCTGATTTTTCTTGGATAGAATATTGTTATAATTCTATCCTCTTTTAATTGCACACTTTCATCATTAAATAACATCTCCTGTTCATATTTAACTATGATTTTTTTACCGAATTTTTTAATATCGATTATGTTCTTTGGGTTTGCAATGTTGAAAGGTATTTTTGATATTTTATCAAAATTCATTCTAATCCTTTATAAATAATTGAAATATTTATGAATATATCATTATATCATAATTAACCTTAAAACTACATGAGGTCTATATGACAATTTTAAGCCCAAGTGTTAATATATTTGAATACGAATTTATTGATTTAAATGCCTCATCAAATATCCAGCAAATTTTTGGCGTACCAAGTAAACCATATGTTCTAACTCCTCCTGTACATGTGGATACAACGCTAGGGAAAGTAAAGTCTATTCCTGATATTCAAAACTGCAATAATGTACATTATGAAATATGTAAAGAAGGAACACTTGATGTAGGTTTAGTGTTTGAATATGATAATTCTAAAAAGAAAATTCGCCCATTTACAAACTTTAGAAATATGCTTTATTATGCAAGTTTTGATGAAACAATATCATTATGTTTCATCTCAAAAATTAGAAAATTCTACAATGGTAGAGTTATAGGTGAATATAATCCTCTTTATGAAGAGATAGATGATAAATTAAGAATTCAAGAACTACAATATACAGATTTTTCTAAAAATATTATTACAACAAAATGGCAGTTTAAATATTCACTTGATAACGATATTGAAACAATTACAGTTAGTGAATATACAAGTATTGATGGAATATCATATGGATTGGCTATAAAAGTAGTAAGTGTAAATGTTGATGATCAATTAAAAATATATGATGTTCATATGCAACAAACTTACTATAATTCAGCAGATGAAGTAATAGATTATCAGAAACTTGTTTATATGTATAATAATAGAACAAGATATTTTTCAGGTTTCGATAAAGAAAATTCACAATATATGAGATTTAGTGTTGACCTTGATGGAAGAGCACATATAATTTCAAAAGTACTTGAATGGAATACAATTGTATCATGTAATGTATTCTATTTTGCAGAGGTTCCTTTCTTAATACCTCCTGCAAATTTAAATCCAGCTATTCTCTGTGAACAATATTATGGGGTTAGTAGCGAATATTCACGAAGAATTGAAATTGATGTTGATGAATCAAAACATTATATTAATTCATTTACTGATTTCGAAGATTATGGATTGACAAATCTTGCATTTGAAACAAATCACAAATACATTACTGAAATACGTTATTTCAACGAAATTGGTGAAATTGTTAAAAAAGCAACGCCAGTTTATCGTCCTGATTACCTTATTGATAGTTTAGTCTTTAGTGTACTTAGTGATGATGATACTGAATTTGTATATGGTGGTATATTAAATTATTATTATGATATTAATAAAAAACTTTATAAGGTAATGAAATTCAGTGCAGATGAAATTCTAATAAAACATTATACTGTTGATAGACTTGTAAGTGAAAGAATTAATAGATTCGTCGATATGATAAATGGCGGATTTAATTTAGATTTAAATTACAAACCAGTAAGTAAAGCGTTTGATGGTGCAAACAGATATGTTGCATTAGATAAACCATCTGTAAAATGGACACACGGTTGTTATAATCATGGAATATCATCAGCAATTTTCTTTGAAGATAACTTAACTACTGAGACTAAATTTTTAGGAACTTCACAATGTAACAATGTTATCACAGGAACCTCAGATCCTGCAGATGCAATAGCAACTGAACTAATATACAAAGATGAATATAACTCAATTGATTTTGTTTATGATTATGATGGACCAAAGGTTCACAGATTCTTTTCACTTGATATTGATTGGAATTTTGCTGATGGTACAGGTTGCCAACCATATCTAAAATATATGATTGTTAAAAAAGATGGAAATGAGTATTTTTTCATTCCACATTATTCTGATAATGGTAAACCTTATTATGTTGATATATACAACAAAATATCAAATATCAAGGTTGGTGAATTTGTAAAAAGAATAGAATATCTTGAAACCCTTGGAGTAAGATCATTCAAATATGAGATGCCTAATGATGAATATGCGCTCTTGTACGCAAAACCATATATTACAAGAGCAGGATATTTCAATTCTGAAAATAGTTATGCTACAACCATTGCACGTGCAAATGATGGTTATAGTCAACTTGGATATTTTGTTGGAGATAATTATCTTGTAACAGCAATTGGTACATATCAGATACCTATGCGTGAACCATGTCCAGGTGATGAATGTGATTCATTTTACTGGGAAGATGATTTTTCAATCGACACATTTTATGTAGTGATGTGTGCACCGGTTGACAGTTGTGACATATCTTACTGGGAAGATGATTGTTCAACTGATACACTTTACATAGTGATGTGTTCACCTAATGTAGATTGTGATACAATTTATTGGGAAGATGGTTGTACAACTGACTCAGTTTATGTAAATATGTGTCTATCTTTTGTAGATTGTGATACAATTTATTGGGAAGATGGTTGTACATATGACAAATTCTATGTAAATATGTGTTCACATAATGTAAGTTGTGATACAATTTATTGGGAAGATGGTTGTACATACGACACATTTTATGTAAATATGTGTCCACCCGTTGTTGTATAGATTGTACAGATCTATATGTTATATTGATTACACAAATTAGTTCAAGATGTTTTGCATCTTGACAGGAGCATAAAATGGGATTTAATGATGAATTAACAATGTCTAATGATTTGTCTGAAGCTGGAGTATTATCAACGTATAGACCTGAAACAGAATTATATGTTTCAGAAACTTACTGTAATCTTAATTACTGTGATACTGATGTCTATAACAGAAAATTTCGTATTCTAGTGGGGAAACAACTATCCCTTGCACAGGAATATAATATCTTTGATAATATTCTATCAAAAGATTTTGATACAAATATTGGACTTGTAAATGATGATAATAAATTATTAAATTTTAATTCTGATAATGTTCTTGATACAATATATCAAATGAGATCTGTTACAAATCTAACAAATCATCTTGATATTATGTATGAAGGTGCTTTTGTAAGAGGATACACTTTAGAAGGAAAATATTATGAAGTTCAACAAGCATATGCAAAATCAGGTCATCTCTTAACTGATAGAGGATTCGTTCTTAGTGATTATTGGGATGATACGACATTTGAGAATGTTATTCCGAATTATCTTGATACCCTTCTGGTAACAGATGATTATGTTGAATTTGATTATTCAGATGATAATACTTTAAGAAATCAAACACTAGAAGTAAATGATTTATATAATACTACTGGATGGTTAACAGATTCGCCAACCTCACCAGTATCATTAATATACGGTGCAACCGCTGAATGTATTTTGAATGATGAATTTGTGAAGGTTAATTATAATCCTGATGAAGTTCTAGTAAATACATTTTATTTAGGTGAATATGGACCTTTACAATACTTTTTTAAACCAACTAATGATATACAACCGTACATAGTTAATATTGAAATTTTCACTCTTGATAAGTCAAAAAGAAAACATATGTATATTATGTATTATGGTGGAATTGTAAATAATGTAGCAGATAAGACAAAAATTCATCATGTAGATTATTGTGATGGTGATAGTAATCGTATTAGTACATTTTCATATGAATATGATAGTGCAGGAATAATCAATAAAATAACGGAGACTTACTAATGGGTACACGAGTATATACATACGTAAAAGATACTGATTATAGTCAAGTATTAATTGCAGATAATGCAGGAACACCTATTACCTATGATCTCATCTATAATGAAGGAAAGTTAACTACTGTAAAAGATACAAATTCTGAACCTCTTGAAAAACTAATCACATTTTCACGTGATGTAAACGATGAGGCTAAAAAAATTATTGATCATAAGAATAAAATTGATTATATAGTTACACAAGCTGATAGTTCAATGTATAATGAATTTTGGAAACGACCTGATAATTATACAAAAATATCTGAATACAATATGCAGACAAACATTATGTATCAATTTACATTTGATAAATCTACTCCTGTTGTAAACAGAACACCGATTAGTATTCTTCGAGAGATTAGTATGGATAATATAACATGTGATGGTGTTCAATCAGAAATTACTGGAATTCAATCACCAGATACTACCATTCAGATAATACCGACTTTTGTCAATGGAAAAATTCAATCAGTTCTAGGAACAAACACAAATACACCTGCAGTGCAATGGAAAGTAATATATACATATAATGGTGATAAACTTGAACGTATGGATGAATATAGTTATCGTAAAGATGCATTAGGAAGATTATCATATCTTATTGATGCAACATTTACATTTAGATATGCTGGTGAAAAACTTTCATATATCTTATGTACAGGAACCACATACAAAAGAATTGATATGCAATATAATTCTGTTGGTAATCTTGTTGCAACATATAGAACTACAACTTTGAAAATATTATGGTTTAAAGTTCTTAAAAATAGAATTGAATATAATGATATACAAAATTCTCAAGTTGTTTATGGGTACGCTAAACCTGAATTAATAACATCAGTTGATATGAATATTGATGGTGTACAAGCAAATCTTATATATAATTATGATGTAACAAAAATAAATGTAAATAGATTTTTTATACCAGGATTGATTATCCAAGATGGTAGTGTCGTAAATCTATGTAAATTTAACATAGATATGAATGGTGAGCAGACAAATTTAGAATCATTAGATTTCAAATACAATGGAATATTATATTATAAACTTGTTCCTAATTATAGTTATGGTAAAATTAAAAGTTTAGATATACTTGATTATCCTACGTTAACAAAACTTGGATATATAAGATATTTTTATAATCAAAATAAAATATCACAAATTGAAACATATTATACTGATAAGCATGATGCAAGTATATTGTTCTCAACCTTTAACTATATACGTAATCCATATAACCAAAAAGACAGAACATTAAAAATTGATCATAATTATATTGCTTCAGGTGCTAATAAATTAGGTAGTTTTACATTCAAACTTTCTGATAACATGCAAATAGATGATATATATGATGATTATGGAAAAGTAAAAATAGGAACAATTACTTACGATAAAAATAATGAACCTATAACCTGTTCAACAGAAACAGATTCACCTGTTGCGACAAATATCAGTAGTTATAAATTAGCAGATTTTTTTGAGATAACTAAAGGAGGTATTTTATGATTACTGAAACAATAAATTACAATATTAAAAAATCATTGAAGAGAATTTACTCGGATACAGAATCATTAGAATTTGTTTTTGATACTACATATCCATCTTTCTCAGTAGAATATATGGGATTAAACATATCATCAATGTTTCTTAGTGAGGTAGAGATTCGTCATCTCACAAAGATGATATACACTAATAATAATATTGTTGAAATATTTTCACCTACTTATACAAATAATCAACTGACAGGATTAATTTCTAATAACAGGTCTATAAGTTTTGTGTATAATAATTCTATGATTGTATCATTTAAGGAGATTGCAGGTTCTGTAATTAGGGAATGGGTTTATACACGTGATGATGAAGATAAATTAATGAATATACGTATCACTACAAATATAGTATCAGATGATTTTAAAGATATTTTATATTCTGATAATGATACAATTATTGGATACAATGACAGACTTAAATATAACTTATTTAAGTTTGACATTTTTGGTGTTACTAGTTTTGAATCTGAAGGTATTACGTATATGGTAGAATATGAATAATTAGATAACCTCTAATATATTTCTAGTTAGATAATCATCATATAATGTTTTTGCAATTTCGTAATCTATATGTAACGTTCTTGCAATTTCATTAATTAAAAATTCGACGTATTCAAAAATTCTTTTCTCGAATTCATCATCATTTAAATCTGCACTAAAAATTTTTTCAAGTAATTCTTCAAAATTCATTTCCTCCTCGATGAACATAATCACTTCGGTTATATTATCATTAATTCTCATCTGTCCCTTCCAAGTTCAGTAAAGACAGTTGTTTTATGACAAGTTGAATTGCCAGTTTCTTTTGTTTAAAATTAATAGTTTTAAAATCTTCAGGTAGTTTTAATAATTGATATTCTTTATTAAAATAATTAACGTCAATGACCCTAGGATATAATTTAGTATTTTCCTCAGTTGTTTCTTCAATAGGATAACTGAGTGCAATTACTACATCAGCGTCCTTATATATTGCCTCAAATTTTTTACCATTACGTGTCTCATATAATTCCGGTTGTTGTAAAAAATATTCTTGTAAATTTAATTCCATGTAATACCTTTTTTATTTTATTTATGATTGATTATAAATAATAGAAAATAGAAAGGAAGATATCTATGATTTTACGATCAACAAAAGGATCTGCTTTAACATATGATGAAATGGATAACAATCTTGTATATCTTGATACTACTAAAGTAGATAAAACGTCAAATGAAACTATTGCAGGTATGAAAACATTTAGCGCACCAATAAATGGTAATCTTATTGGTAATGCAACAACTGCAACTAAATTAATAATTCCACGTAAAATTAACGGTGTTGCATTTGATGGTACAACAGATATTGTATTACCTGCACAATCCCTTAGCGGTGTTACCATTACAGATTTTGCACAAACATTTAAAGGCGAGAAGACTTTTAGTGATGGATTAATCACTGATATATCAGGAAATTCAAAAACTGCTAATGCATTAAAAGTTGGTAGAAAAATTAATGGTGTTGTATTCGATGGTACTGCAGACATTCAATTACCAACTGCAGATCAATCTAATTTTTGTACTATTAGCACTGACCAGACAATCTCAGGTTTAAAAACTTTTAATATTAGCCCATTGGCACCTACACCAACAACAACTGATAATTCTACTAAAATTGCAACCACAGCCTTTGTAAAAGCAGTTGTTGCTGGTGTAGGATCATCAGGATCTGGAGCCCAAGGTCCACAAGGTCCACAAGGACCCGCAGGTCCACAAGGGCCACAGGGTTTATCTGCTAGTGGTTCAGTAACTACTAAAGTTGTGAGCGGAACGTTGTTATGTAGTAATGGATATTATACAGCACCTTGGTTTGATCCTTGGGGCACAGCTCAAGACTTTGGAGAAATTTTTCCACCAGCTGGTTATACAATGGCAAATTTTGTTGGTGGGAATGCTTCAATTCAGACTATCTATTTTGCGGGTGTAGTTAATGCTGATGATGTTTTATATTGTAAAGGTTATGCATTAGCTTCTAGTATTAGAATTGTATGTGGAAATTCAGAACAACGTCAAGCAGGTATTGCAAGTTATACAACAATTTGGCAAAAATAAGGGAAAATTATGTGGATAGAAATAGATAAAAATAAAAGTATTGTTGCAGCTCATTCAGAAGAACCTTCAATGAGTAATTACACTCTTGTAGAAGTAGAAGAAAATAATTTTGATTGTATTGGTAAATGGTGGACAAAAGCTAAAGGTATTCATGTCCCAGTTCTCACAAAAACTCAATTAAGTGACAAAGAAAAACTTGATGCCTCAAATACAGCTAGACGTTTTCTTAGAGACACTGATTTTGTAGCTATGAAATTAAGCGAGGTTCATGATGATACAGTAGCTTATACAGCTCTTAAAGAAAAATATGCTGATATTCTTGCAAAGAGAACAGCTTCAAGATTATTAGTTGTGTAAAGATTAACTGATATTAATTAGATAAATATATATATATACATCAAAAATTTAAGGAAAAATAAATGATAACATTAAGACGTGATAAAACTAATCCACTAACTCGTGATGAATTAGACGGAAATTTCATGGAAATTTCAAACAAAGTGTCATTGGCAGGTAATGAAAATATTGATGGAATAAAAACATTTTCAGCTTCACCAATAGTTCCAACTCTTGCAAATGGCGATTCATCTCAGAAAATTGCTAATGCATTATTTGTTTCAACAACTATTACTAATGCATTAGCGACATTTTCTTCGTCACATCCTACACAAGATAACACGAAAGTACCTCTTGCTGGTGGTACAATGACTGGAGATCTTATTATTAATGCAAACTTAGTTGTTTCAGGTAATATTACAGAAACATCAGATATACGTGTTAAATCTGATATTGAACCTATTACGGGTGCACTTGATAAGGTTCTTTTACTTAATGGTGTTTCATATATTAAAGATGGACAGACAAGTAGAAATATAGGTCTTATTGCACAAGAGGTTTTACCTATTGTTCCTGAAGTAGTATCAACTGATTTAGGTGGAATACTTTCTGTTGGTTATGCAAATCTTGTTGCATTATTGATAGAAGCAATTAAAGAACAAGACAAAAAAATTATGGAATTAAATGATAAAATAGATAGTCTAATATAAGGATTTTTTATGGATAAGTTTACAAACAAACTTATAGTAGGAAGAACTGTTGATGATACTGTAGGCGATATCCAAGCTGAAGGTTTTATCACAGGATTAGATTGTCCTTTAACACCTAATTCTGCAATCACTACATCTTATTTTAATAAATTCAATGAATCACGCTCTTTTATCTTTAGTACTTCAGCACCTATAAATCCTGATAATAATCCACCTAATAATATATGGATACAATATACTAGTAATAACCCAAAAATTATTGTTGCTGTTTATCAATATATTGATGGTACTTGGAATCTACCATAATTAACAGCAGATATAAAATTAGAGAATTTTATAATGCATATCATAAATAAAATAAAAAGGAACCCTTATGAGATTTCAAAATAACGTACTTGAATTTGATAAGAACGGAATACATTATACACAGACATTTGATTCAATTGTATGTGATGCATTTATTCTTGACCCATACAATAGCTTCAAATTAACAAATGGTAACCGTACACCTATGACACCGGAAGAAATTAAAATAGCTAATGATTTTGTTACTAATTTCCAACCAATTATATCACTTGCAGAATTAAAAGTTCGTAAAAAAGAAGATGCAAAATCATATAGACACGCAATGGAAAATAAAGGTATTGTTGTTAATAATATGAATATTGCAACTGATCGTGATTCTCAATCTATGATTACATCAGCGTTTACATATCTTACTAATAATCCAACACTTACTATTAATTGGAAAGGTCCTAATGGATTTGTACCACTTGGACTTGAAGAAATTACTATAGTTGCAAATGCTATTGGTGTATATATTCAAGGATTATTTACAAAAGAACAAGAAACAGATCAATTAATTGATGCAGCAACAACTGAAGAAGAATTGAATAATATTAAAATTGGTAATGACATAATAGAAAATGCACCTATAACAGCACCTTTAGTATAAGTAAATTAAATACTTATACTATAATACCAAATATTTTTTCTTCTTGTACTAGAATGTACAAAAAGTCATCTGATTCATAAAAATCATATCCAGTTTGTTGCGAGAAATATGCAATATTTCCTACCTTAACATTCTTAACATTAATACCAACTGCTGTAATTACACCATGGTCTGGACGTTCAATAACTGTTTCTAGTTCAATGAGTATAATACCACTTTCAGTTGTGTTCTTCTTTTTCTCACATTTAATCATCACTACATCGGCAACTGGTTTAAATGTTTCGATATTATCATCTGTTAATTTATTAATCAATGGTTTTTAACCCCTCTTCTATTAATTTAATACTTGCAACTGTATCACCAGTATTTTTATCATCTCTCAGTTTTGAGAATCTTGGATGTAACAAACTATATCCATCTTCTGTAACACTTAGCCCTGAACATGTAACTTCAACATATGTATCTAAAAGTGAATCACGATTATCCCATATGTATTTACGCATGTCATCTGTAATTCCACCTGGATCTGTTTGAAGTAATTTACAATCAGATTCTGTTATTAATGAACCTAATGTATTTTCAATACGTGTTCCTAGTTTGCCTTGATTAAACCCAATGATTTTCAAATCAACTGAAAATTCAATTTTCAATTTTATTTGTTCATTTGGTTTACCATCTTTCCATATACAAGACAATCCTTTAATGATTGTTCCCTCTTCACCTGCAGATAATTTAGATTTGAAATCTAAAATCGCTTCTTCATATGAATATACACGTTTTGATTCGATTAGTCTGATTTTATCAGTAACTAATCCTGCAAGGAAAAATTCTAATTCATCCAATCTTTTCTGATATATGCGATTACTTTTTGCTTCTCTGTATTCATCAATAGTAATCATATCCCATACAGTGAATACAATCTTATCTGTTGCTTCTTGTACAGTCATTCCATGTTTTTTTATAAAATCAGACATCTCAGATACAATTGATTTTCCATCTTCTAATTTTTTGTTAATACTAACGACACTTGCTATAATACCATTAGATATATATCTAGGGATTCCATCAATTGTTAGTTCTCCATTTAAAACGAAATTATCTTCTACATCAGTAAAGATATCATCAAACACATCATTTAGATATGTAATCTCACCATCACGACTTTCTAATGTAATATTACCTGCGGAAATCAGGTTGGCATAACGACCATCCATTTTTACTTGTGATACTACACCATTTTTATCTTTGAATATATTCTGTGCTTTTTTCTTATTGAAGGCAATTGCACCCATGTAAGGTGTAGATTCAATATGTTTCTTCCATACCTTATTCACAGTTGATTTGTTTAAACCAATCTTAAGGTCCTTACCAATAATACGTTCAATAACGATTGCATCATTAGTAGTAACATTTTCAAGAATTTGTTTTAAAAATAATGATGCATTAGAACCGGTAACCTCACGTGAAGATAATCGTGATAATTTTGTGATAGATTCTTCAAGAGTTACAAATAGATTATCTTCATTAAATGATTTGATAGATTCATATTGAGGAATTTTCTTGATATAAAATTTTACACGAGGTGATAATGCAAGATAAATTACTTTCTTAAGCAATTCATCATCCTTATATTTTAAAAGGGTTTGTTCTTTAATTTTTGTTGAATTGGTTTCATCTAATTCATTAAAAATCGATAAAATATCTTTCATTGTTATCCTTTATTTTGTTTATTATATCATATATAAACTTTGATTTAGATTAAATTAAATAAATAATAAGATTTATATATTAGGAGTTATAAATGAGTACATTTACTACACCATTAATTTTAATTGCACCTGACGACGGTGGAGAATGGACATTATATGAAGAGTTTGATTATTATGATGATTCTGGAATTACTTATAAGGTTCCTGCTGGGTTCAAGACTGATTTCGCATCAGTTCCTAGAATTTTCTGGAGTATCATACCACCATATGGAAGATATGGAAAAGCAGCGGTATTACACGATTATTTTTATAGAACTGATTCTATTCCTAAAGATAAAGCAGATCTTGAATTTAAAAATGCAATGATAATTTTAAACGTACCTAAATGGAAGGTGTTTACATTATATAATGCAGTACGATTATTTGGTGCATCATCATATAATGCATATAAGAAATCATAACCAAAATTCAGGATATTCCTTCCTGAATTTTTGCTGACTAAATAACTCTAATATTAAAATATGTCCTTTAAATATAGCTTTTGCTTTAACTTCAGGTCTGTTTGTTATTATACCTAAATTTTTATTATTACTATTATATAATAAAAACCATATTATATTATCTTTAAAAGACACATCTATTATCTTCTCAGTCAGTTCATATAATGTAATCTTGCTAACAGTTGTGCATACATTCTGAAGAACATCCTGCAATATAGACTCACGTTCATTAAAATCTATTTTTTCTAGTTTTTCATATATGTAATTAAAAATATTAGTGTCTTGAGATTGTACTAATGATGAATTTGTAATATTTCTAATGAATTTTGTTCTATCAGGATTCTTGAATATAATATCGATTATATTATATACTATATCAATACATTTATTTTTTGATATTAATTGTCTGCACACAAATGATAAAATTCTTATATCACTTGGTAATACATCTAACTTAATACGAATCTCATCTTCTGAAATTATACCATAATCAATTGTTTTTAAATTAGTAGTCATTCTTTATCTTTCAAAATATTCTTGATTGAGAAATTTATGTTCCCAATCAAGATATTACTTTTTAATTATTTGAACTTATCCGCCCATTCAGCAATTCTACCACGGACTGTTTTTGTCAATGTAATAGCACCAACATTTACATCACCATTATCTGTACCTATACGATTAATAATATATGTCAAAGCTGATGTATGTCTGTTAATGTACTTGTTATCTATTTGACGGTTTGAACCAATTGCTATAATCTTACAGCCTTCAGTAACACGTGTCAAAATTGTTTTAATACTTGCTACAGAATCATTTTGACACTCATCTACAATAACAATAGCATCTCGAATATTTGAACCACGTAGGAATCCCTCATACATTGGAGTAATCTGATAATCCGTAATTAAATCTCCAATTTTAGCTTCTAATTCATCTTTAGTGAACTTCTTTTTATATTTCTGTATAATGATTGCTTCAAGGTTTGAAAACAAAGGTGCTAGATATGGTGCAATTTTTTCTTCTGCTGTTCCTGGTAAAAATCCAAGTTCTTCAGTATCTGATGCAACTGTCTTACGAATATATACAATCTTATTATATTTGTCTCTGTTTTTATCGATCAATCTCATAGCTCCACTAAGTGCAACTGCTGTTTTTCCAGAACCTGCTGGTGCATCACAAACAATAACATCATAATAAGGGTCGATAATCATACTTGAGTAAATCTTTTGTTCGACATTATTTGGTTTAATATTTTGACGTTTTAAATCAATGTCATTAATCTCAAAGAAAGTTATACCTGATTTGTAATAGTATTTTCTATTGCCTTCTTCATTGAATAAACATAAACCAAAAATAGTCGAAGGGATATCTAATTTAGATGCTTCTATACTTGTTGGCAATTCATCTGTTTTCATTTCAACTTCAGTATAAAGGTCAATAGAATCAGGAGTATTCTTACCAAAAATTTCAATATTAATTCCAAGTGCCAATGCTCTATGTCTACACATTACGTCAGCAGAAATAAACACTACTTCTTCCAAATAATGACTTGATGCAAACTTTGCTATTTCAAGAATCATTCTATCATTTAAAATCGCTCTCTCGACGTTTTTACTTGATATTGAATATTCTTCTCTTGATATAATATCAATTGTAATATTCTTTTCTGAATTAATAAAAATCCTTGTTATTACTGTACCAGCAATAGGACGTGTAACTGAAACAAGTTCACCTTTTTCCAATAACTTACCAAAACTTCGTGCTTGAAAGTTAATCTCTTCAGTACCTGATTTTTTAACATCAAGTTCATCCATAACAGTTTCGGGAAGTACAATTAGATTTGATGAATTCTGAGATAAAATTTCTATGTTCGAAACATCATTTAGAATAATATTAGTGTCGAGTACATATATTTTTTCGAAATCTCGTATAACTTGTTCTTGTAATATTTCTTTTTGCAAAATAAACCTTTTTGTTTGAATATATTTTATTTATATCATCACACTATATGATCGGTGATTGAACAGATTAATTCTCTATCTTTATCAATAGATAAAAATATTTTAAATCTATCCCCATTGTTTACTTTCATACTTTTTAGAATTGATGCACGTATTTCTAATTCAACTGCGTGTAACATAGCAATCGTACCTAATGCTTCTTTCTCAGAAATTCCTTTTATTAGTTCACGTTCACAGAAGAGATTTAACATTTCAGTTTTAAACATACTATTCTGATTTGCAAGGAATAGTTTAAGGTTACGTGTAATGTCCTTAATATCATTACCTTGTTGATTGTATATAAATTTTTTTAAATCATCATAAGTAATTTGTTCATTGAAACGTGTATAAAATTCATAAAATCGTGACCCTATACTTTCTCCAATTTTTCCACGAATAATTGTCAATGCAAAAGGATTTTCTTTACCTCCTTTTAACACCTTCAATAAATCAGAAAGTTTCTCCCATGCACGTGGTGTTGGGAATTTAGAATCTTGTACTTCATCACTCATAAAATTTAGTTTATCAGGATTATTTGAAATGAATGATAATACAGCCTTATGTAAACCTTTTTTAGTAGCCCATCGTAACCACGATTCCGCATCTGCTTGTACTTCAATCGTTAAGAAACGGTCAAGTAATGCTGGATCTAATGCATCTACTTGATAATTACCATCTGCTGGGTTCACACAAGCCATAATTAATGATGGTTTACCACGAAAAAATGGTAACGAATGTTGATGAATTTCTTTCTCAAGAACAAGTTGTAGTGCTGATTGTTTTACATCAAGTGGTGCACGATTTAATTCATCAAGTAGAAGTGAAGTATTTTTACCTTTTGTCCAATATACTTGAGTGTTTTGTTTACTCAACAAGCTATACTCATTATCGTAAAATTCATTGTATAATTTTTGTAACTCATCACGTGTTATACTTAACTTATCCATCTCAATCCTTCAATCTATTTTATATATTATATCATGTATATGTTTAATAACTACTTAAATATTAATATTAGTTTATGAATATTTAAGAAGTGATTACTCACTTCCTTCTTATACAGCAGGTACTGTAGTAGAACGTTCTTTAGGAGCTAAAGCAACACGTACTTTAGCAGAATTATTTTCTGGAATAATATTCATATATTTTATATTTCCATTAATAATGGTATCAGAACCATTCAATGTTGATATAGAAATCTTTTCTGTATATGTAATATCGCCGTGAACCGTAGCACCTTCGTAAATATAAACCTCATTTGCTTGGATGTTTCCAGTGATTGTACCATACACATGTAATATATCTGCAAATATATCACTACGGATATCACCTGTATTTTCAATTACAATTTGTGTACAAGTAATTTTATCTGAGAAGATATTACCGGAAACAAATAATAAATCTGTTGTTTCCAATTTACCAGTAATAGTTGTACCTTTTGATATAACAGTTGCTTTTGGAGTTTCTTTTTTCCCGAAAAGTCCAGTAATTGAGTTGATCATTACTAATATGTAATTAAACATTATAATCCTTTGTCTTTATGTCGTAAGCCTTTTTTAAGACTAATGATGCTTGCCGTCTGCCTAATTCGCAGTCGCTTTTATACATTGCAAGCGCTTTAAATGTAGAATGTCCTGCCCCATACTTGTTAAGAATATATCCACATGCTTCAATATTCTTCGATGGAATTAATAGATCATTTCTACAAGTCACTATCTTCTCACGTTTTAATTCATTTAACCATGTAGTTGTACTGACACCTGTAACACCAACTACATCAATATGTCTTGATGATGCCGCTTTATGTACGACCTTTGTATCAAACGCACATTCAGAATCAACCAAACTTGTAAGTATATTCCATTTAACTGTATCATACTTATTTGATGTTTTTATAATTGCTTCTGCTAAATGTTGAGCCTCTGAGTTCGATACTTTGTTATTTTGATGATGGATATAATCTGTAATTTTATCCTCAATAACCGAGACATTCTTTAACTTTACGTTTTTCTCTTTTAGTTCTTTTTCAGCTTGCTCTAATTTTTGTGCATTTTCTAATGCACTATTTTGAAATTCTTTACTCTGATTGATGATATCATTATTCTTGTTGTCGAAGTACATTTTTGTACCAAACACAGATCCAATCAAGATCGACACAAGTAATATCACCAACAATTTCAAATTCTTGATTGTTTTTGATAGCTTCACAAATGGATTATCCAATTTGGGCTCCTTTTTCTAATTTCGTTCATGAGAAATAAATTTCTTCATTTATCTACTTTCTTTGAAAGTGCTTCAATCGAGTTAATCTTATGTTATTTTTTCATAAACACAAAATTTTCGTTATACGATTAAAATTAAGTTCTTTTGATAAGTTCCAATATGTCGCTAGGCAACATATCTGATACCAGTAAATCGGTATATTCAATTGAGTATTCGTTTAACAAATCTCTTATTGACAAATCAATTAGAACCGCCTCTGCCTCGGTTTGGATTCTACCGTATTCTTGGTATGAATGGGTTTCCAAATCACGAATGACAAAAATATTTATATTCTTGTATGCATTAAAAGTGCTTATAACTAAATCTTTAAATAATTTCTCGTCATAAGGTCCATCTGGAACAAAATAATGTAAACTCAATGGTAGTGGTGAATCTGTTATTACATAATCCAATTTATCCCTGAGTTTCCATATCTTGTGATGTTGTTTCGTAAATATGTACAATTGGTCTTTCATCTTGAAGAATGATTCTGAATATACTAAATCTTTTGCATATTCTGTTATCAGTTCAACCTTATAACCTTTTGTTTTCATTAGATGAAACAATCCAGCTGCTGTGGTACTTTTACCCGTTCCGGGACCACCATAAAGATTTATCACAGTCATTTTTCTTTAAACCTTTCATCAGGTACTGATATATGTAAATTATTACGTTCACGTTCAATTCTCTTTAATTCACGTTCTGCAAAAAAGATTATCTTATGTAAATCACGTTCATAACTTGAATGATGTTCTTCACCTGCACGAAATATTGCTTTTAAAATATTTCCTTGTGAAAAATTCATTTTCTTATGTTCAATTAAATCTTGTAACTCATTTGTTCCTTCAGGTATTTGGTAATAGTCTGTTGGTCCACCATTGTTAATTCCCGACATTTTTATCCTTTGTATGTTGAATAATCATTATAACATATTTTATATTAAATTAATATTAATTTTTTGCATTCTTTTCTCTTAAATATAATTCAACGTATTCTTTGAACTCGTCATCTTTAAATGCAAGATCATTAAAATTCATTGTATCTCGCATAACAGCACGTTCCATTCTATGTAACCATATAGGTTTTGTCCAAGTAGTAACAAATTCTCCATGAATCTCAACAGTTCTAGGCATACCAATAAGGTCACCTACTTCCTGATGTGATAGAAATAATGTTTCATTATGTACATTTTCTTTTTCTGAAAATTCACGTGCTATTTGTGATTTACCAATACCATGTGAGCCTTCCATAAGCAATGTTTCGTTTGCCTCTAGACAAATCTTTAAAATTTCAGGTACCTCTGCAATAAACATATCAATCCTCCCTCATTTTCTGTGAATATATGTCACCATCATTAATCATTCTTTTATTACAATAATTATATCATAATAAACTTAAAAATAGATTATATTTTTCTTCTAAGAACGTAAGAAACATCACTGTCGTTAAAATTCCATTGTTTAGAATTTTCGATAAAATAAGAGCGTTTTACTTTAATTGGTTCTTTTGTATGAAAATCAATTGCATCAACTTCCATAGTTCCTTTTTTCCAAAGCACACCAAATTTATACCTATCAGGAAGAAGATTCCAATCGAATCCTAATTCTTTACAGATTTCAACAAGCTCATTACTTGTTTTGTTTTGACATTGTTTATGTGAAAGAATATTTTGTGCGAATACGTTTTTAGAATTACGTTCACAATCATTTGTTCTCCACAAAAATGAATTATATGCTTCACATTCTGTTGGTACTTGAAATACACGAGCATCAAAATATGCATAACCAACTTTTGATTTATATAGATCTATAGACATAATATCAGGAGTTGCATCTATAATATCTTGTAATAATCGATTAAATGTCATTGCAGAAAATGATGCCATTAGTGATGTAAGTTTTTGTACACGACCTGCATAGATGAATCTATTTTTACCTTTTACATCAACTAATTTTGCAGGTTCAAAAATAAGTGTAATCTCATCTGATTGTGAATAACTTGCTACTGCATGAAATTCATCCATAAGTAAACGGGATGTTTCTGACATCAGTTTAGTGAGTAATGCATCAAACGGTTTATCAAAACCTTTAGTCCATTTACTAAAACCGTGACCATCAATTCTAACGATAGCCCATTTTTGATCATCGAGATATGTTTCACATTCAGTTTCATATTGTTTAATTCTTGTTCCGAATGGGTCTTTATCAATTTTCATTTCTTTCCTTCCTTTACTTGTTTATATTATTCTTGCTCTACAGATTTCCAATATGTAACTAAAATTGATATACTAGTTTCCATTGTTATTTGGGTTTCTATATTGTCTGAATTTAATGTACCAACGAATGGTACTATATTCAACATTTTAACTTCATCATTTTGTATTTGCCAATTCTCAAAATCTTCACTTGAATTGAAAATTTTATATGCTACTATTTCTTTCATTTAATTTCCTTTTTTATTTGTATTATTATAACATAAACATACTTAATGTTTGCTTATGTCAAAATATTTGAAATTTTTGTGCATAAACCCATCCCATACAGAATTACCACCTTGCGTATCAAGAAATAACATAGGAACTTTTGGAATTGTTTTCCAATCTTGAATTGATTCAATACCCATATCAGTAATAACAATCATTGCATTATATGGTATCTTGTTCTCATCAATATATTTTACTGCAGGATAGATACGAGTACCTCCTGATGCAAGGCGTGTAAATCTTTTTGTTTTTGTATCAAAATCATCAACACCGTGTACTTGAGTGTCAACTTGTACAATTTTATAACTAGTATTCGTAAGACGACAAATCTCTTTAATCTCTGTTAGGCCTTTGATGATATATCCATTTCTCATAGAACCTGATACATCAAGTATAACAACTAAATCAAATGAAACATCTTTCGTTTTACCACGTAAATCCTCACGGTTAGGAAAACGTCTATCTGAACGCATTATAGTACGTCTAACATTGCATTTTTTATTTCCTACAATCTTACGTAATTCACGTCTCCAATCAACTACATTTTTTGATTTAAACAAATTCAACATATCAGATAAACCAGAAGGTGTATTTCCACGACTTTTTGATATTGCCTTATCAAGCATATTTTTAGTCAATTCTTTTCTAAAATCTTCATCACCAACAGATTCTTTCCAGTCGTGTGCATCCATAGGAACAGGAAAATCAATATCTATCTCGCTACCATCTGTTGAAGTATTGTCGCTATCTAACTTACCATCTTCAAATGCTTTTTTGATTAGGTCCTGTAGCTTTTCACGATTTTTCTTTTCTTTTTCTTTCATTTTCTTATATTCATCATTCTTTTCAAGAAGTATATAATATTGTTCTGATGATAGATTTTCAGGAAGATTATAATTATTATAATGTAATCCTGATGCAGGTATATTTTCAATCATCTGATTGATTGCAATATCAGTAGCATAATTCCATCTCTCATGGTCATCTTGTTTACGAATAGTAACATGATTATAAACAATATGACATGCCTCATGAATTAAAATTGCTATTTTTTCTTGCTCAGAAAATTTATTGAACAATATTGGATTAATATCAAGATGATAACTATATAAATGGAAATATACTCCTGCAGGTGCAGGTAATGTCTTATCCATAGTTATCACACATTGTGCAAGTATATGACCAAAAAACATGAAGTCTTTATGTCCAAAAATCTTAGCAATGATTTCTTCAAAATAAAATCTATTCATCTTCATAGTAATATCTCTGGATATTTTTTTGAAAACGTTTTTACTACATTTTTAAATAATTCTTCGGTTTTATATGTTACATGTTTCTCTATAAATGAAATAGCATCTATAATATCAGTAAAAAATTGTTTATCAGCAGATTGCCAAGTGTCATTATCATAATAAAGTGTTTTGATACATTGTGAAGATGCGTTTCTGAAATTAAAGGTAACATTAATTACTATATTACTAGTACCAATAGTTGTTACAGTGTCGAATACAAATGATATTGGTTTACATTCATAAATATTTGGTTTACCTGCACTAGTTACATAAAAACATGTATCTACATTTGGATATTGAGGTATTTCAATCATCTTATATTCCTTCTTTTGATACATATATTTTATCATAATAAAATTAAAATTAGATTAAATTATTTCTTTAATATAAATGCAACAGCAATACCAACGATAGCAATAATCCATAATAAATTCCAAGTAAGTTTAACAATCATAATGAATATCATAATAAAGAACCCGATAATTAATGGTATATTGAATAAGATAAACATCGCTACTAAAGCGATTATAAAAAATTTAATTGCAGTCTGATTCATTATTTTCCTTTTCTTAATCCCATAATTCATTCAATTTAAATTTTGAACCTTTAATTAATTCTGATGTACACGAAACAGGTTTACCATCGTGTCCAATAACTTGTGCTATACCGTTACCATAAACAAAATATAACCCATTAATACAATCACCTTGAGTAGTTGTAATTGATTGATTATTATCTATAATTGTATATACCTCTTTATCAATATGTTCTTTTAAATGAAAGAAAACATGATAAGTAACAAATAATAATATCCATATCAATATTAAAGGAAACATTAAAGGAAATAAATCCTTACGCATAGTTTTTATCATCGTCTCTCCTGTTGTAGTTTCATACGTTTTGCAAAGAAATCTTTTGGATTAAGAAATGCAATGTTAAATTTATCAACACATTTTTTCAATGTGACAACATCACCATTCTCTAATCCTGTCATACTAACACCATCAATAAAGAGTGTTGGTGTGCAGCGAAGACTTTCAATTTTTATTTTAACCCTTTGAGGTTTCATCAATTCATCGATACGACGATTAGACACTATACTTGTCACACTCCAAAGATTTGCATCAATAGGGATGAGTTTCCCACCGTTATTCATATTGAACGCAGATGAGCCTAGAGGTGT